ATTTATATGTTTTAGTATTTCTTAAAACAAATAGAAAGCGATTTGTTTTACGAGCCCAAAATAAGCAACCAACACTATTTAAAGTACCAGTCGCCATCTTCCCGCTTCGTATTCTCCTTCGTAACTTTTTATCCATTTTGATCCGTCCCATTTATATTGAATTCCGGTTATTGTGTTAGTTAGGTAATCAGTACTAGCACTCTTAGTAGAAGCATCGTATACTACTTGCCAGATATTGTCCTTGTATTGTATTATATCGTTCGCTGTGGCTATCAAATCTTCGTTACTAGCACCCTTCCAAGCATCAGCGCCATCTGTGTTGCTTGCCGCACCGATATCTGTTATAATTAGGTATCGTTGTCCGTCAGCAGAGGCAACTAACCCCGACCCAGGTCCTTTTTTGCTAGGGTCTACGATAGCATTAATAGGACCTAATGTGTTTGTAGGAATAGTGTCAGTGTCGACAGTAAACAGCAATGTATCTGGGTTTGTTGGGTGTAATGCTACTGTACCGACTATTTCTGGGCTATCAGGTTCTGCTGTAATCGATATTCTTAATTGACTAGTTCCGTTTGCGAGAGTAGCCTTACCTGCCGTTGTTAGTTTGCCCCAGTTGTTAATGACAGAGGTCCAATCAGGTCTCGCTCCACTAGTGCTTTTACTTACAACAGTCGACGTGCCTGTATTAACAGCATCAGCTGAGTCTGTTAATTGTGCTTGGCCGTTCAACAATATAATACCGTATTGATGAGGTGTAATAGAAATCCTATCACCGTATATAAGACCCATATCTAATTCTTTAAGAGAACCAGAGTTGTCGTGTATGCCACTAACAATGCTTCTAATAACTCCTAATTTTTTAACTTTAGCAGGCAAACTTAGCCATATAGGCATACTAAATTGTAATGTAGCAATATCTATCTGATCATCTGTGCCTGATGGTATGCTTCTGCTAGTAAATGTTTGACCAGTTAACTCGACATAACTTAAACTAGTCCAATCTATATAATTATCGGTGCTTTGTATTTCTAAATCAGGATTAAATAGTGTTAAAATTTGTTCTAGTAACTGTAATTTTTGTTCAGTGTTTGTTGTCCATATGTCAACGTTCATATTTAATCTGTACGGAGTAGGCATGTGTCGTTCAACTGTATATGCTTCTCCTTGTTGTTGGGTATATTCGCCAGTGTTTTGGTCTACTGCCCTTGTTCTGACATTTATTTTATCAATGTGACTAGGTTGTTGCATTCTGTCTCGATCGTATTGTAGATCGCTAATATAAACAGTCATAAGAGGTGCTGTCGGAATACCGTTTTCACTATTATGTTTCATAATAGCGGCAGCCTGCCTACTAGAGTCACCGTATCTTACGGGAACTTGGTATAATGTTATCGTACCGTCTCTACCTTTACCAAATTCTACTTGGTAATGTGAAAACATTCTAACAAATTGTAGAATAAATCGGCGAATCTGTTGATCGTAAAAAAAAGTTTTCATTATTCGTCTGCCTTAGGTTCTAGTGCTTTACTTAATCCGGTTTTACCTGATTTTTCTACACCTTTATTGTTTATATATGTTGATGTATTATTAACAAACGTATCTTGTTGTGTAGTTCCGACACCATCTAGTGTTGTTCGAATAGCATCTTCTACTTTAATCCAACGGCTACCGCTATATCTAAATAATCTGTTAGGCATATAGTCAAGTCTTAACACATATTCACCATCTAATGGACTTGTAGGGAATTGTATTCCTGGTGTTACACGAAATCCGTTTGGCGCTAATCCATCACCGGTCATATAACCGTTTATGTTGCCTTGCGGTGTAATTGCTGTTTCATCTGTTTTTACTGTAGACGAACTTGCTTTAGCTTTTGTAGTATCTGCTGTTTTACTTGTAGCAAGTGCTAAACTACCGTCTGTGTTAGTAGGCACAACATAAAACTTTTCTGTATCGTATCCTGATTTAGGAACTTCAACGTTAGCCTGTGTTACAATAGCAGTATTGATTTCTAATTCTTTCTTATACGTAGATAATAAACTCTTTAAACTACTAGAATCATCATTTGTTCCTAGTATATCTTTGTATTCTTGACTATCAACTAATGGAGTACATTTAACTCTCCATAAGTGTGGATACCAAGTAGGACTAAAACCCTCAGCCGCTCTAGAACCGTCTTGTACAACGTAAAAACGTTTTAATGCCGCAGGCAGATCTGAGTCTAACGGATAAAAATCTTGTAAGTGTGGCAACTCTAATACATCGCCACTCATTAATTTTCTACCTATCAAGTCCATCATGTCAGTTAAGTGGAAGTTTATAAAAAGAGTATCGTTTGCTAAAAATAAACCAAATTGTGTTAAGTCAAAATCAATATCTTGTACATTGTACAGACCTCTCATTTGATATATTGATTGATCATACTTCCTATCTCTATTTTCTAAGAATAGTAAGTCTTGTATACGATTTTCTGTAATAGTATCATACTTTGGTTGGGTAGCATCACCTGCCGCTTGTTCAAATGTACCTAAGTATTTGTGTATGTTAACACCGGTTCCACCGATAGTAAACATTTCACGTATTCGGTTGTCGTGGAAACTATAATCAAACGTTTTGTTTTCTTTCCACATTGAGATTCTTGGCATATTTTTTTCCTATCCTGTAGTAACATTATTTATCGGTTGACAAATTTCCTAATGATGTTATAGTATGTGTAAATAGTAAAAGATTACACATTATTGCCCTATTTTTTAATAACCTGACTATATAAACATTAAACAGGAGAACAACTTGGCTAAACGTAAGAAAACAGCTCAAAGAGTAACAGCGGCAGATAAGCTGTTAGAACCATCATGGGATGGCTGGGAAGAAATGTCCGGCAAGGAGTTCCATACCTTTAAGCAAGGAGCCAGTGCTTGGTATTATCATACATTTAAACCAGATGAACTAGCTAAACATACATTTGAATGGATGAAGGCAAATGGTTATAGCACAGAAGATATAAAATGTGCCAAAGAAACACCTAGTTATGTTATAGGTACAACAGCACATATAACTTGTCGTATGTTAACAATTGGAATGCCTGACTTTAATGCTAAAGAAGATGAATATTGGCAAACTCTATCCGGCACTATGGGAAATATTAATCCTTCAATTGTTTGGATTAAAGTTCAAATAGCAAAAGGCATAGAAAAAGGTAAAACTCTTGTAGAAGAAAAAGCAAAACAAGAAAAATCAAAGATTAATGTTTATCGGCCCACAATACAAGAAAGACTATATCAAGCGGCTATTAATATGACAGTAGAAATTGACGATGTCATGGAAGCAGGCGCCGGCATTATAGATTTAACAGAGTTTAAACCTTTAAATTGGTTAAAAGTACATGAGTGTAAAGGCAACCATGCTAAAATTATTAAAACTTTTTACGAACCAGGCTTTAACGAATTACACGAATTACTTAATCCTCCTACTCGTAAGCAACGAGATCAACTAACAGAACAAGAGCAAGACTGGAGAAGTCAATTAGAGGAATGTTTTAGTGCCTTTACTAAAGCAGAAATAAAAAGTAGGTATGATGCTTATAAATTAATTGTAGATGCTTGTGACATGATGCTTGATACTGCTAAACTTACTAGAAAATCTCGTAAAGTAAAACCTAAGAGTGCTGAAAAATTAATAACAAAACTAAAATATAAAGCGTCTGATGAAAAAACTGCTCTTGTAAGTATTAATCCTGTTAACATTATTAAGGCTAACGAGCTTTGGGTATATAACACAAAAACAAGAAAGTTAGGATATTACGTTACGACATCGAAAGATCCTCTTAAACAGCAACGTGTTGGTACTGGATTAGAGGTTAAAGGAACAACATTAATACGTTTTTCTGAGATAGAAAGTGTACAGAAGACCCTTCGTAAGCCAATAGAGCAAATGGCTGAATTTAAGAAACTTGGTAAAATACAACGCAAAAAATTCTTTGAGTCACTTAATGTTACTGAGACTAAACTAAACGGTCGTATAAACCTCGATACAATCCTTTTGCTAACGAGCTAAATACTACTATTAAAGTAGGAATCCAAAATGGCAAACACAGAACTCCAGACTGAAAAGCAATCTCTCATTGATTATGTTCGATTTAGCTTAGGTGATGGCATGGTGGATGTGGAATTAGATCCACAACACTATGATATAGCTTTTAAAAAGGCAACCTCAGTATATCGTCAACGTAGTTCTAATGGCGTAGAAGAGAGTTACGGCTTTTTAGAGCTAGTAAAGGAAACACAAGAATATACACTACCTAGCATTGTAACTGAAGTTAGGCAAGTGTTTCGTAGAACTATTGGATCAAGTGACGGCGATGGTGCTAACAGCTTTGAACCATTTGAAGCAGGATACGTTAACACGTATTTGATGCAAGCGGGACGAGTAGGCGGTTTAGCAACGTATGAAATGTTTAGTCAATACCAAGAACTAACTGCTAGAATGTTTGGCGGCCATATTAACTTTACATTTAATCCAGTATCTAAAAAACTTACAATAGTTAGGAAAGTAAATGGAACAGGTGAATCTGTTTTACTTTGGCTTTATAACTTTAAACCAGATTTAACACTTTTAAAGGATCATAGAAGCCAACCTTGGATATATGATTATACAAAAGCACAATGTAAGTATATGTTAGGTGAAGCTAGAAGCAAATTTGCCACTATTGCAGGACCGCAAGGCGGCACCACTATGAACGGCGACCAATTAAAACAAGAGGCTATGGCAGAGCTTGACAAGTTAGAGCAAGATCTACTTAACTATGTTGAAGGCGGTTTACCGTTAAGTTTCGTTATAGGATAATTTCAAATCCAAACATCAAAAGAAACAATTTGGCATTTTACTTGTAAACGCTGTAATGGGTTTTGGTCTATTGCTACTATGGACGAGTGGATCCCCAAAAAATTATTTTGTCCACATTGCGGTAAAGAGTGTAAAAACGATAAAGATGTAACGTATGTTTAAAATACGTTATAAAACTTTTCTAAAATATCAGCTGGTATAAGATTATTTTTATAAGCATCTTGCTTATGTAGTGCTTCTATATTTTTCTTTGCCCAATCTTTATAGTTAATTGAGTTGCCATCTTCTCTATCTATGTTAAAACTGCTATTAGGGAAATATTTACGATAGTATTCTCTATATGATTTAATACTGTTAACAGACCCATTAAAATAATAATCAAATCCTACGGTAGCACCCTCAGTCCAAAACTCGTCGAGCTTCTGAATTTTAAATGCTGAACATAGACCCCAATGAGTTAACCAATTATCATTATCCCAGTCGATCCATCGCCAATGGTCTTCCCATAATCCAAAATGCCAATGAGCACATAGCCAAGCATCGTATAGTTCAGTACCCCAATGTGTAAAATCGTTGTGAACTTCTATTCCGTTGCTGTGTAAATACTCAACTGCTTCTTTCTGTGTTTTAAAAGTTAACCGTTGTTCAACTGTAAAGTCAGTTGGTAATGGCTGTATTTTTTTCGCTTCATTTTTTAAAAAATGATCTGCAGGAATCCAATGAAGCACCCACCTATTATTCTCATCAACTAAATGGGCAACAGCTGGTGATTTCATAGAAGCAATATATTCACCACCCATACCTGCCTGGTATGTGAGTACTGTTTGGGTTTTTTTAATAAATTCGTCCATACTGCTATTTAATCGAATAAACTACTTGACAACAGCCTACTGACTATAGTATAATAGTAGTATGATAAAAATAATGATATGTGTTTTTATGCTTTTCGCAACATCAGTAAAAGCAGAGGCTATAGGTGACTCCTCTTTTTATGTCACAGTAGAAAACGGAATGGAAAGTGATCTTAATTACGGTTATTTTGGGTCTAGTACACCGGTACTAGATGGATTTATGTCAGTTAATCATTCGGCAACTTGGCAATTATTTAAGAACGAAGGCGAATGGCAAGAGTTTTCTAGTCAAACATTAGGTGTTAGTAAAGTGTTTGGAGACTCTGGCTTTAGTGGGTATGTCAGTAATACATTAACAAATACATTTGCTAGAACAGAAACTTGGGTAGGAGTAACATACGCATGGTAGAGAAGATACTTTGGATTTTAGGCTTTGCTTGTTTGCTTGGGTTGAGTAGAATAATACCACATCCACCGAACTTTACTCCTATACTAGCAGTAGCAATATTTGTTCCTTTAATAATGAAGAATAAATTAGTA